ATAGTTTTTAGCAAAATAAACCGGGTCTTCTTTACACTTAATATATTCTTCAATGTTATCTTGGGTAAACTCAATAGCAGTGTTTGCTTTCTTGAGATTTGGATTTCCCAAATAAATATCAGTATTACTCATAAGTTACTTAGCAGTTCCACGCTCTGAGGGATTTTGACAAACGGTCTTCGCCTGTGTTGTTAGATGGTTTCTGGCGCTTACGCATTCCCTTCATTCTTGCACAGAATGACGCTCTTCTCTTGTTACCAACCTTCTTTGAAGGAGCTTTTAGATCAGAACCAGGATTTTCTTTTTCATAAGACTTACGTCCTTTTTCGTTAAGACCACCTGATTTATTCTGACCTTCTTTTTTAGTCCATGAAGCTCCTTCACTCACATCACCACCTTCACCTTCATCGTGATCCTCATCTTTCATCAGATCCCCGTTTGGCATTACATGATAACCTTTAGGAATTGATTTACATTTTTTGGAGTCATTACAATAGTATTCACCTTTAGAACAACTCTTACTAGATTTATCATGCTCTTCAACATGAAGAAGAGATTCTCCTGGTTGATATGTTGCCATATCATATCTCTGAACTAATGCACCAGGATAAATTTTCTCAATAGCATCAACTACTTCTTTTTTTGAAGGTCTATGAACTGTTGGGAAGAATAATTTAATAAGCATATATCTACCTTTCCAACTAAACCCAACCATATAGATGTTTCCGGTTTTGGCTGGAATTCTTACAGCCTCTTCAATAGTTTCTTCTTTGACATCATTTTTAGAAGAATCACTTTTAAGAGCGAGAGGTCTTGTCACAGTCGATGCAGTTGATGCTTTACGAACCAGAGGATTTTTGAGTACAGTTTGTGCCCCTTTTAGGACAGTATTCAAAACTGCTCCAGTAATACCACCTCCTATACCATTACCAAGTTCTTCACCAACTGGAACACAATTAGGGACTACTTTTTTTCCCTTCTTCTTCATACCCTTTTGAGTATAACCATCCCAACACTTCTCACCAATGACTTCTTCACCCACTACCTTATTACCAACTTTCGCACCAACTCCACCACCAGCAATACCACCTACCACTTTTCCAATTGCCTTACCAGCTACTTTTCCAACTGCACCACCAACAACAGGTACTGCTGCACTTCCAACTGCAGAACCGATTGCTCCTCCTGCATGTTTTCCAACAGTTTCACCAGTTTTTGCACCAATTGCATATCCTGCACCAGATCCAACTGCTTTCTTTACTCTACTTCCTTCTTTAGCTTTTGCTGCACCAACTGTTCCAGCAATTGCAGTTCCCAAAAATTCATTAATAACCTCAACTTCAATACCAGCTCTTCTCATGGCATTGATTTGAAGATCACTCATTTCAGGAAGAGCCATAAACTCTTCATTCTTTGACTTACCGTAGTTGGCAGCACCTTTCTTACGACATTGAACCAAACGACCAGAAGCATATGCAGAAGGCCACACAGAAGCAGATGCCTTTACTTTTTTATAACAAGCATCTTTCTTACCAGAACCTGAACCTTTCTTATCTGTTTCTTCATTCTGTGTTTTGACTTGTGCTCTCTTATCAAACTGTCTACCGATCTTACCACCAATCTTGGAACCAACAATACCACCACCAATCTCACCGGCAACCATGGCAGGACCATCAGGAATCAATGCTCCACCAATGGCACCAAGAGTTCCACCAATTGCTGCTCCTCTCTTCTCACTCTTTCCATCACCAACTAGTTTACTTTGGTTACCCTGTTTTACAGAAGTGGCCATCTGTTTTCCTTGGGCAGTAGCAGCAGTGGTTCCTTTTTGAACTGCACGACCACCTTTCTTACCACCAAGTTTTACACCCTGTCTAATAAGAGTTCCAGCACCACCTACTACTTCTGATAGATTATCTGTTGATTCTTTCATTTTCTTCTTAGGATCTGTGGAAACGTAAGTTGGTTTTGCTGCACCAGACTTTGATTGTTGGTTTGGGTCTGCCGCTTTCTTTCTTCTTTGTGCTGACTTCCTTTCTGCAGGAGTCATAGAAGCTCTCTTTGCCGAAGAGACACACTTAGGGGTTCCTTCACCAGGTTTGTCACTAGCACAAGTACCACCTGTTACAACATTGACCCAACCAGACTTACCGTCTTTAGACTTGGATCCTTTGAACCACTTATGTAGATTACCTTCCTGCATTTGTGTTTTAATCCAATCGTCGGGAATCATATTGTGTTTAGCCTTGAACTTATGATGAAGTTCTGTTGCAGAGATGTCATTATCTTTTGCAACCTTCTTCATAAGTTTATCAACTGAATCATAGGTTGTATTATTCAGTTTTACTAAACCTTTTTCAAGATCAGTTACTACAGACATTGGTATGAATTCTCTTATTATTTAGGTATTTATTGATGTCCTTACAGTTTTAAATGTAGTTGATGAATTTGAGGATGGTGTGACCAGAAGTCTCACATTTCCAGTTGAAATATCACTATCAAAAGTTGCCAAAATACCGTTTGTTCTAATGATGGCATATTCTGTATTATAGGTTGTTGTTCCATCATGAACTACAATAAATTCTACTGTATGATGACTGCTTCCACTGGTTACTTGTATTTGATATCTTGCGGAACGAAATCTATCAATATCAAACATGTCCAAAGGAACTTGACTAGTTGCCGTTGTTGTCAAACTGTTGACGGTAATATTTTGAAAGTTTTTTTGACTAATGAGTTTTGGCATCAGTTTGCAGTCTCCAGGATACTCATTATCAATTTTAAACTACTGTTAGAACCTGCTGATATCTTTATAGAATCGTTAGTTTCAAGAACAAGTTTTCCATCCATAGGAACGTATGCATCATTTGGAGGAACATTGACATCCTTTGAAATCTCTGTTGATGTCGATGATCTAACATGAGACATTGTAAAGGTTGTTGAACTTGTAGTTATATTTGTAATATGTGCATAAAGAACAATCGCAGTATACCCTGTAGGAGAAGTATATGCTGTCTGATCTACTGTTGTTAGATCTAAAGTTACTGTCTGAAATCTGTTGAGAGCTAATTGTGCCATTTAACTGAGTGCTAAGATAAAGGGTGTCATTTCTGAGAACAAACTTTTAGAGAATGCTCTTCCACTAATTGTTCCTGTATTTTGATTAATTTGGAACTCATCTCCAATTCTAAAATTACCAGCTTGATCCGTACTAGTATAGATCACTTTTCCTCCATTCTGACCCACAACTTCATTTTCTTGAATGGTAACACCACCCCTCTTAGGTGTTGCTGTTGTGATGTCATTACCAGAACCGATATACTCAAAAGTATGAGAACTGGCAATAATTTTACTTTGTTGGAAGAAGTATGCCGTAGATGCTATCCCAACTGTGTTGAGTAGATTTTCAGCAAGAGTTAGTGTAGTTATCCCGGCAGTGATAGGAGTAGAACTATTTATTGTGTAGTAGGTATCCTCCATATTAGCTGTTGCTGTAGCAGTATTACCAGTGTCAGGTGCAGAGATAGTAACTGTCGCAGTTCCTGTGTATTGGCTACCACTACTGATAATATCTATTTCAGTTACGACACCATTTTCAATAGTTGCAAACGCTGTTGTTACCTCACCATTTGGACCTGTAGGAGATGACACAGTTACAGATGGTGTACTGGTATATCCACTACCACCACTTGTGATAGAAATTGATTTTACAGACTTATAGAGTTGATCAAAGTATACCACCTGCCCATCATACGGTCTGGTAGTTTCTGCCCCAAGATTAACCGAAATATTGCCCTGACTTACTGCAGCATTAGTAGTAACAATACCGGTAAATTGTTGAGGACTTATGCCATCAGCAACTAAACCAAAAGTACCAAAACTACAATTACTATTTGCAATGTCTGCTTGACCACCTTTATGGACTGTGACTGCTTTGTCACAACAAATAGTAAATACAGAAACTAATTGTGCATAACCTTCATTTGTAACCGCAACACCAACACCACCTTGATTATATTGTGTGAAGGCATCAACATTCATTGACTTAGTTTTGACTGCCTTGTCACCATCGACTCTAATACCAGTTCCAGTAGTGGTGTCACTAGTACAGTTTTGGATATATGGGCCTTTCCATTTACCACCACCGACATTAGTAGCACCCGCAGTTGGGAATGCAACTGCAGCTGCTGGAGCCAGATGACCTGAGAAGGTCATATTTGCTAACTTACAACCTTTATTAACATGGAACAAATCACTGGTAGTGTTATTTGGTAAGACTTTAACACTTCTTAGGTCATCACCAACAATAGAAACAAAGGCAGGAACTGTAATAGGATTACTTTCAACATAGTTACCAGACAATACTTTGATGACTGATCCAGATTGTGCAACTCCTACAGCACTAGCAATAGTCAATTTTGCATTATCAATAGATGTTCCATTATTAATATCATTACCGTCTTTGGCAACATAAAAAACATTTGGTGCAGAGTTAATACCAGTGGCACCGGCATTTATTCTTACATTATCACCAATGGTAACTTCTGAATTGGTGATGGTAACAATTCCAGTTGTGATGGTATTATTGTCACCATCAATAGTGACAGATGCAGTACCAATAGTGAGGATACCGGTAATTCTTGCATCACCACGAACTAAAAGGGCAGTTGTTGCAGTCCCGGTGTTGACTTCAATACCACTTCTAAATGTTGAAAGACCAACAGAGTCTACATGTTTGACATCATCATAAGTAATTGTCCCACCAACAGATACATTTCCAGAGAAAAATCCATCAACAGCAGTTATAGATCCAGCAATACTAATATTATTGGGGACATCATTTGTTCTACCTGCACCATAAACAAGAATGGCACCATTTCCTGCAGATTTTTTAAGAACAACGGCAATCTTCTGAACAAGATGTGTTGGGTCAGTAGGTCTTACATTTGTAAGTCCTCCACCAGGAGCAACATACAATTCATCTGCAACATCAAATGCAGATGTATTAACTCCTTCAAGTTCTCCATAAACAATAATTTGACCATTAGTGTTGTTAGCAAGATCTTCACTTACAACACCCTTTGCAGGCATTGTTGTTGAGTTGGATGCTCTTGATTCCTCAACGTCTAATCTGTCCTGTCCACTGTTATATGCAACTTGATATACAGGTGTTCCGATAGTTAATCCATAACCAATGTTTTGGTTTCTAACATCAAGGACAAGTTTTGATGCAGAATCAGCATCTCCACCACCACCTAAAGCAGTGCTAGCAATACCTACCCACTTAGATCCATCATAAATTAAAAGTTTATTAGTTCCTGTTGTCTGATCAAAACTAACATCGTCAAGATCTTTGATGAATCCTGCTCCACCACCACCCATCGTTGAGAGTTGAGTAGTAATCCTATTAATGAAAAGTCTGTAGTGATTTGATAGATCATCAAGAGTTGCAAACTTCTGATCAAGTGGTGTCAATGGATCAGTTTGTCCACCTGCTTTTTCTTTTACTGATGGTGGTTCATTGAGGAGATAATTTTCTTGTAACTGTTTTTGGTCTTTCTTAATTAATGAAGCAATATCTCTAAGTTCACTAACAGTTACTTTTAAAGAATCAATATCTTTTGTAATAGAAGATATTTCACTGTCATAATATTTGACCTCTGGAAGTGAATTTACTTCATCTTTAAGATCATTAAAAAACTTTAAGAGAGTCTCATCTGTTTTAGTACTTTGTTCGTTAACAGAAGTAATATCTTTTTCTAACTTCTGTTTTAACTTATTCTGCTCACTGAGAATTGCTTTCTTTAGTTTTCTATCATCGTCCTTAAACTCTCTATGATATTCCCAAATTTTTAATGATGACTTACTCAGTTCAGAATATATCTTATCTTTAGTTTCAGTTAATTGATTATTAGTCTGATCAATTTTTTCACTGATATTATCTTTAAGATTTTTGACATTTACATTTTGCTCAAAATTATTTACTTGAATATTCTCATTGAGTTCTGACACCTCAAAAGATATCTTCTCTTTAATTACATCAAGATGTCCCTGAACTCTAGTAAAATCTTCATCAATAGTATTAAAAGTATTACCAATCCACCTAAAATCGGGAACATCTCTTGATTTTACTTTATTAATTTCCTCTACAAGAGAAGCTATATCACTATCGTAGTGTTTGATCTCAGGTAAAGATGATACATCTTCCCTTAACTGTGTTATTTTGTCATTAATATGTTCAATATCATGATCATAATACCTTATTGTTGGAATTTCGGGTATTTTTGATTCAATTTCAGTTAATTTTTCCTCAAGGTGTTCATTCTTTACATCTAAGTCATCAATTTTATTACTTTTTTGATCAAACTGTGTAAAATATTCCTCAATATGAGTTAGTTTACTACTTAGATTACTTAATTCTTCATCATAGTATTTTATTTCTGGTATTTCTGGTATCTCTTTTCTTAAATCATTAACGAGACGTACCAATTCTGCCCATTCTGGAGCAGTCTCTGATAAAACATGGTCAATATCTTTTACTGTTTCCTCGACCAAAATTTCTTCTTTGGACGATTTTGAAATATAATCTTTTACTGATGGAAGTTGTTGCTTTTCTTCTTTAAAATCTTTATATGAGGGTAAGTTACTATCCTCTAGATAATCGTTTATTGATGGCAGATCCTCTTTGTTAGACATTCTATCAGTAATAATACTTTGGGATTTCTCTCCCTGATACACTATTTATCAGTATTACTATTCTCCGTAATCTAACAATGTTTTGTTTTAAGTGGAAATACCTGCTGTCACTATAGCAGAACCTTCAACCATTCTTGTTACTGCTCCAGTAGAGGAGGTCAAAACAACATCATATTGATATCTTCCTGGTGACAGCTTTGTGGTAACAGGTGCTGTCATTGCAATAGAGACTTTTGATGTTATGGTATTAATACCAACAGCAAAATTGTAAATGATTGGTGAGTCTGGATATTTTTTTAACTTAGATATTCCAGTAAATCCTACAAGATTAGAAAGAGAACCATCAGATTTAGTAGAAAGAAAAGTTTCTGAAAAATCTGCTCCTTGAGGAATAGATATATTGATTACTGGATTAACTGTCATTATCCTTTTTAATTATTTATTATTTTGAGGTTTCTCTTTCAAGAGTTTTTGTAACTCTGCGGTAGAACCAACAAACAATGCATTATTAACAGTTGTTGGACCTTTAAGGTCTTTTTCCTCACTTACATCTTTTAATTTCTGTTGAAGTGTAAGTAACTTATCTGTTGCATCTGCTACGTTCTTGATCAACTGACCAGCAACTTCATATGCTCTTGGCATCTCACTTTCTTGAGCAAGTTCTAAGATACCATTGATAGCCTCCTGTCCCTTTTCAATAATAGAATATAAATTACCTCTGGTGTATTCGTAGTCTTTTTTAATATCTTCGGAACGAGAGGTTATCTTTTCAATCTTTTTTTCCACAACCGTCTCTACTGGTGTAGTTTCTATTTCTGTGGAAGAAACATCAAAAGTTTGGTCTAATTCATCATACTTTTTAGTCATGGATTACTCTCAAAAAACATTACCATCGAAACCAAAGTTGTCACCGATTTCAATCAGAGAATTATCTGCTGCAGTAATCTTACCAACTTTTGAACCTAGTAGATGGTTCTCAAGTGGTGTTTCATCTTGAGCCCTATCAACGATAAGTTTATTGCCACTCTTGGATTTAATATACATCGACTCTTTGTCGATCACAATATAAGATCTGACCGGAATATTTGTTGCATCATCAACTTCGATGACGCCATCATCAAGATCAACATTTGTTGACAATAGGGTTACAACGTCTCCATCATAATTTTTGGTTGCTCTAAGAGTAACCTGATAAGTAAGATCTCTCTCTGCAGTCCTAGAACCTTTAGAACCGGCAATATAACCGAGAGAAACCTTATCAATGATTTCACTACTAACATCCTTCACAGGGCCGTACACGTATGTCTTAGCAGTAAATGTCAGTGTATATACAAGAGCTCTTCTGGTATCAAAATTTCCCTCATAATCATCCTCCATCTGAATGGTATCAAGGTTGACTGGAACATACTTAACTTCATTCAAGTTACCTAAAAACTTGATGGGAAGTGAATATGCAGGTTGGAAGTATGGTAAGATTTGTTCGACAATCTGTAACATATCATCATTCAACTTTGTCATAATTGAAAGCTGAACTGTCATATTATATGGAACTGGAACGTAGGTTCTCTTTATAGAACCATCTGGTGTTTCAGTTACGATTGTTTGTGTTTGAGTTACTTTTCTACTTGGGTCATATTCAAGATTAGTGAATTCAAAGGACATTCTTGGAAGAGTAACCTGAACTGGACGATTCAGATTTGCCTCTTGTTCCATTCTTGCAAGAAACTTTTGAGTGGGTCCATAAGCAAGAGGAACTTGGATGACACTAAAAGTATCATTATCTCCATCTTTATGACGAACCTCTATCCCATTAAAAAGAGTTCCGAATCCAATAATGACGGATCGAAAGACTTCATTGTAAAAATACTCAAACATTATCCTGCTCTATATTATAACTATTTAGATTAAGGCATTCCAAATGGATTGACTTCACTAAAATCAATTAGTTTGTCACCTTCTGTTTCAATAGTATCATTATCTGCAAATGGTGTGACAAAGTCATCTTGTTTTTGTATCATTACCGAATACAGTGCTCCAGATTCAGTTCCATAAATGGGTTCACCTGAAGTAAATTCACCAGACACAATACTAATCTCAAGTTCCAAGGTAGAAGAAGTCCATCTATTGACTCTCGCAGTTGTTCCAGAAGTCGAACCAAGTATAATCTCATTGAACAAATATGTTCCTATACCAACCGTTGCTCCAACTCCAGTAGTTGGATTATCAACAGTTCCATTAATAGGAAGATCTCCAGTAGTATAACCAGTACCAGCATGTATTAGATAGGTGTCTGTAACGTTACCAGCAACGTTAATATAACCAATACCAGTTGCTGACGTACCTCCTCCAACTGGTGGAGAGAAAGAAATTAGTGGATTGGTCAAATATCCAGAACCACTATTGGCAATAGAAACACTTTGAATAGTTCCATTTCCAAGTCGTGTGGTTGCAGCTGCTCCTGCTCCAGACTTATTAGTTAAGTTTGTGAATGATACCCAAGGAGTAACAGTATATCCACAACCAGAGTTGGACATATAAACTGCATTGATCTTTCCTCCAGACCCACCTGAGCAATTGACATAATCATTGGTGATAGAAGAAATACCGGCAGTCATAGTTCCACCAGCAGGAGCTGATGAGAAACCTACAATTGGACTATGATTATAATTATTACCCATATTCTTAATGAATACGTCAGTAACACCACCAACAGTACAAATACCTGCTGTTACTGTTGCGGTAGAACCAGCACCAATCATCTGAAGAGTTTGAATATAACCATGATCTTGAGTATTATCATCGATTTCATCGACACCAGTATCAATAACCTCATCTTCGATACGGAACAAACTACAAGTCAGTGTATAAACGTAATTTTTTTGTAATTGGTAGAAAGGTTGCTCATGTTCGACATATTTAATCTCAAATAATCTGTCACCAAGAGGAAAATAAATTAAATCACCTTCTTTTGGTCTTGATGTCAGTTTACCATTAGAAATAGATTTTGCTAAAGGTGAAATATAGTTCTCGTATCTTTCTTTTGAGATAATAATCTTCAAATCGTCATAATTTTGTATTCCAAACTTACTTAAAAGTGTTCCTTGACCACCATATCCTTCATAACTGTCAACATACGCCTCAATTGGGTAAGAGTTATTGAACTCCGATTCAATAACCTCTTTGATAACAGTATTTACAGTCACAAACTGTCTGGGCATATAATATACTTCAACACCATACATCCTCAACTGTTCGTTGATAAGATCTTGAACTAAATTTTGTTCAGATTGTGATCCTTGGAGAAAAAATGGATTTAACATATCAGCCAATCATGTCCATCGGTGGAAGTTCATAAGTATTGGACATTTTTTCTCTAATTACTTCTAATTCTTTCTCTGCATCCTCATACATTTGTCTTCCATTCAGTTCAATTCCACCAGGTAACTTAACACCTTGAAATTTCATCATATTTTGGCCCCATTGTCTCTTAATTAGGGATGTAAGGTATGGTTTTAGGAAGGAATCATTCCAAACTCTAGTATAATCTGTACCATCCATGGCTCTGTAGCACTCAATAACCAAGAATTCACCTACTGATACAGTATCATAGTCAATATCAAGATACATTCTATCTTGTCTTTGGTTAAATCTGATATGTTTGTGAGTATTTAAGAGGAAATTCATCGTTTCCAGGTAACTCATAGTCATTGAATATGACAACATGTCATATCCAGAGGCTGCTGTGACTCCGCCCCAAAGACCGAACACATCATTTAAGAAAAATTGGTATTTTACATTAAACATACCAGATCCAAGAGTATTATTGAACTGAAAAACCTTTTCAATTCCAATAATATCTGCAGGAACTTGTATAAAATTACTATTTTCGTAGTAAGTGAACGTTGTTGCAGTCCCAACAATGGACGTTGTTGCACTTGTGGATGCAATTCCTGTCTGATTACTTCCTGAAGCACCAGGTGGTCTTGCTTTTCCTCTATCAATATCGTCTTGAGTTAATTGATATTTGAGAAAAACCTTATTTACACCATCAAAATGTCTTTCATTAAACAACTGAACGGCATCATCAACCAAATCTTCAATTTGTTCATCGGCAACATTAATCTCCAAGACAGGATAACCCAACTGTCTCTTACAGTAATCAATTAATTCTTGTCTAGAAGCGGGTTTAGCCATTTATAGAACATTCTTTTTTCTATTTATGTTTGTCCATAAAATGATTAAGCATCATCTTAATTTCACTCAAATCACCCTTAATGCTACCAAGTTCATTTTCAATGTCGTTGATTCGTTCCTTATCAGAAGAAAGTTTTTTATGATTTGTCATATACATGTTAAAATCATTTTCATTTTTGTTAATTATAGCATTAGAACGGGTATCCCTAAAATACCCGTCCTTACCTTCAATTGGTAACATGTCCATATTATGCTAGAGCAATTGCACGTAGGTTTCTAAACTGAGGAACAATTGACTGGTTGGTCGATGTTCCAATAATCTTGATTCTGAATGACTTGAATGCAGGAAGATTATCATTACTGAATGTATACTCTCTGAATTGGTCAATTCCTGGACTTTGAACAATAAAGTCATCATACTTAGGAATGTTTATGTCCGAAGAACCGTCATTGTCAACCTGACTGATAAGGTTTCCATCGACATCAAAGTTACCATAACCAGGGAATGGAACAAATACAGTCTCATCTGCCAGAGAATCATCTTGATCTAATGCATAGAATACTCTAACATCATTATATCTAGAGATGTAAGCATCAAGATAAACTTTCAGACCACTTGCTGGATTCTCCAAAAGAACATTCTTACTTACATAAGTGAAGTTATTTGGATCATCAACTGTTGTATTGACTCTAGGATCAGTTGCATAATTTGTAATTGGTGCATTGACTCTGTTGGTCACAAATACAATAGAAGAATTGTCTAGGTCAATTGCTGGTGACAATCTATTGTCTGAACTGAAGAGGTTAATACCTGCAGTAAAGGACTTATTACCAGGTTGAGTAGTGAGATATGTGTTCTCATTAATCTGAGAAGCAATCATTCTAGGATCTTCAAAGTAGTTCTTTCTGAAGTTTGTGACTTCTGTATAACCCTTATCAACATAAGAAGCTTCTCCACCAGAAATACTGGTCTCAGAAATGGTTCTTGCCTGAATGACAACATCAGTTCCTTTCGGTTCAATAGTATTGATCTTAGGAATCATTAGGTTGAAAGGTAAGTTGTAAGTACCTTTTGCATTAGTACCACCAGCCTTTGCATTAGTTTCAAAGTATCTTGATCCAAAAACGGTACCTGCAGACCTGTCAATACCATAATCTGTGTCGTCCATATCAATCTTGACATTATAGTAGTCAAGCCCAATAGGATTGGCCTTAGTCACATCTCCAAGATTATGTGTCCTATTAATTCTTCTTAGTGAAACACCGTCAAGTTCATATTTATAAACCAAGTCAGAAACACTGTGACTAGTTACCTGACTATTATCAATACCTCTAGTAATACCAGTCAAAGTATTGTTGGCGACTCCAGTATAGGAAACAATTTCCTTACCAATCTTGGCATATCCTGGATTAGTAGTTCCAACACCAACACCTTCAAACTGACCAAAGACATTTGTATTCCCAACACTAATAAGTCCAGTATCAGTTCCAGTGTAACTTACTGTCAGAGTGGAAGGTGAGACATCAGATGCAACATCTGTTAAAGTAACACGGTTGATTCTTGTATGCATTCCATGATTTCTCTGGAATACTTGCATATGAAGTCCATCACTATTAATTCTAATTGGTGCAACTGGAATTGCATTTCCACCAATACCCGAATTAACTACAGTAGTAATACCTGCCTTATTGATATAAGAGAGTTGTGTGAGAGTATCAAACTCACCCTGAACATTGTCAATAACAAGTTCATTATTACCAGAAATCTCACCAACTGAGAGTTTCATGTTTCTTCCAAGTTGAGTATTACCAACAGTGAGAGGTCTTAAGACATCACCAACTGAGTAACCCTTACCACCAGTATTAATGGTAGCACCAACTGCAATACCACCTTCAACATATATGTCAGCAGTTGCATTTAGTCCATTACCAGTTATTGAAGTAAGTGCAACACCTGCAAAGGTATAACCACCTGAAGAAGGTGTATAACCAATACCAGAGTTTGTAATTGTAAGTGTTGAAGTTGCAGATCCTGCATAACCTACTAATGTTCCACGACCAGTTTTACCTACCTGTAGAATGGTATTACCAAATTCAAGTTCTGTATCTTGAAGTGTGGTTCCAATACCTACACTAATATTTCTAGAGTCGATACTGATAGCATCTTTAGAAATACGAGAAAGTGAAGTTGGAAGTGTTGGGTTGAAGAAACCAACAAAACCTTGTCCTGTAAAGTTCGCTCTATAAACAGTGAATTTCAAGTCTTCATACTGACTTGGTGTCCAAACAGATGCGTTTTGTGACTTGAATAATGAACCAAGAATTGGTTGTGATGATACCAATTTCTGTCCAGACTCTGATCCCAAAGTTGTAACGTCAGGTTCGCCAAGTCTAGAAATCCATACTCTATACTCTAGAGAATCTGATAAGAGAACAACAGAATATTCTTTCAGTCCTGCAACATATACAGGCGATTCAAATTCAACTGTTGTTGGTACAGTTCCATCAAGAGACAAGTTAATATCCTTGGGATCAACATCAATTTCAGAATAAGGAAGAATAGTAAGGTTTGGAGTACCAATAGTAGTTTCTCTAAGTTGAACAGTAACAGGAAGTGTGTCATCCTTTTGACTGAAGAACAAATCAATTTTTGTTATGAATATACCAGTTTCTTCACTAATGAAGAATGTCTGTGCCAGAGGGTCGCGACCAGGAGGTCGCGGTGGTGAAGGAGGAGATGGTGGAGATGGTGGTGGTGGTGGTGGGTTAATAGTAACATCACTTAGAATAAGACCTGTATCAGTATCTGATAGTTGTCTATTTTCGGCAAACTCACTGTTGACTTCAACTCTTGCATTTCTGAGTGAAAGTGTTACTTCTTGAGTATTGTCAATACTACCTTCAGAATAGAAGATCTCCTCACCTGCGGTTGTTGAGAATCCTTCAATAGGACTATTAGTTGGATCATTCGTAAGTTTGAAGGTAGATCTACCGGTTTCAAATACAGGGTTCTTGAGGTCAGATACATTAGGAACTCTGAATGATCCAATCAATACACCAAGTTTATCAGTAACCAATCTAACAGAATTGACTACTGCAGTTGCACCACTAGTACCACCAATAAGAACCATACCAGGTCTAACTCTACCCTCAAATTCAGGTTGATTTTCATTTTGAAGACTGAAAGTATCAACATTCAAAATTGTAGATGTTTCTGAATATGTAGCAGGAACATTATTGTTCCTATCATATGGACTCTCTACATAAGTATCAGATGGATTATTGTATGGGCCGTACTTATGATTTGCAGTTGCTACTCTGAATGAAATTGAAGGTAAGGTTATTGCCTGAACATTCTCAGTATTATTGGCTGCAGCCATTTCACCATTAACAGTCTCACCCACTACAAATGTTCCACTAATCATTTGAACTTCGACCAGTTTGTTGAAGGTAAAGTTAGAAACATCTACACCATCAAAGAATGGATAAACTTGAGTGAATGGCTTCAGACGTTTTGCAGTAACTTCAATATTACGAGATCTGATGAAGTGAACCAGTTCTCTACTTACAACTCTATCACCAAGAGTTTCATTATTGATAACTTCAGTAACAGTTGATTGTGAACCTGTTCTCTGTTGATCCAGAGAAGTGGTATTTCTAATTGTAGTTGCATTACCAGTTGCACCCCATGGTGCTCGAATTCCTGCCTGATTAATTTGTTCCCTAGAAAGTTGTCTTCTTTGACCAGTACTGTCTGTATCAATATCAACATTGACACCGACAGTTTCCCATGAGTCCCACTGAACAGGAGTAACACCAAGTCTGGATCCATCTTCTGCAGTAGTGACTTCTGCTTGAAGTGCCGAAGCAATTGCCTCAAATGCACCTTCATTTTCTACAGTTCTGGTTTCTAGTCTATTAACATCAATCCAGATATCAACATCCGGTTCAAGAGAAATAGAACCATTCCAGAATTGTACCAGGTAAGGAGTTACACTCTCAGTTCTAGTAGCAAATGGTTGTACCAACCAGGAAGTGTCTGTATAATCAAGAAGTACTGTTTGTCCTTTTCTCTTAACACCTTCTGCAACAATTTCAGCGAATCTGGAATCTTGATTTGCTTGAGTTGTAGTTCCAATTCCTGCAATTGCAGTAGATGCAACCTCCAGATTGATTGCAGTCGTATAATGAGATGGTCTCAGAACTCTGTTCTTAAGATCAACACTATTTTTAACCCCAATAGTAGTATCCTGAGAATTCAAAGTAGAGAAGTTATCGATAAAGATTCCACTCTTAAATCTGTTCAGACCATTTGAGTCAGGAACAAAGAGATTTAGTGTATTAGTTTCAATCAAACTTAGAGAACTATAATACTCAAGACTCTTAATTCTCTGCTCCAACTTAGAAATATCTCTCATCTGATATCTCTTATGTTGTACAACAGACACTCTTGCAGTTTCTGTTGTGTAAAGATATGCTGGGAGGAATATGTTTGCAATATTCAAAGAACCACTAACTTCATCAGGAAGTTTTGGATCATCTGATGGAGTACCATACTTAATACTCAATCCACCATCTGGAGAAAGATAAACTCTATCAGCTCTTCCAAGATAATAATT